GGTAGAAGACTATCAAGTGCATGGTCATAAGTTCAAGAGTATGATGGATAAGGTAATTGTAGATCATGAGAATAAAATTATTCAAGTTTATGATTTAAAATGTACATGGAGTGTTGAAGGTTTCTACAAAGAATATTATCTTTATAGAAGAGCATATATCCAAGCATTCTTGTATTGGCATGCTGCACATTATCATCTCAAAGGACTAGTAGATGATGGATATACAGTAGCATATCCTAGGTTTATTGTCTGTGATAGCACTAACTATTTTAGTCCTCTCATCTATACACTAGATACAGAAGACATGACAAATGCTAGAGATGGTTTTGATCTTAAAGGATATAAATATCCAGGTGTATTAGAAACAATAGACGATCTTAAATGGGCTATTGAGAATGATGTATGGAATATATCTCGTAAGAATTATTCAAATGGTGGTATTGTAAACATTAAAGGATAAATGGAGTTAAAGAAAACAATCACAAGTATATTTATAGTGCCCACTCTTAAAATCAATAGAGATAAGCTGAAAGAAAATGGCTATCTAAATGGTTATATGAGCGACGTTAGAAGAGACATACAGTATCAAAATGCTGTATATCTCTTATTTCAACCACGTAATATTGATCAATTTAGAGAATTCTTAGACAGTGAAGCTGAGCGTACAAAGCAAATCATCGATGATTATGATTATGAAGATGGTTTTGTAGTGGTAGTGTATACACTAGATAAGAAATGGAAGAAAGATTTTGCACTTGTTAGAGAAGGTTTGTATTCTCAAACATCTCAAGAGTTTCAAGATGATTTTCCAAAAGTTATCAAGATTATAAAGAATGGTTTACATAGAGATGAAATATCTTTACAATATAGAATCTTTAAAAAAACAGATGAATTACGTACATATTGGGAAGATAGACTCGACATGCAGTTTACAGAAGATATGGAGGTATGGGATGGTTTTAATATAGAAAATGAAGTTTTAGATTTAGACACAATTAAACAACAAGAATTAGTATGAAAGGATTAGAATTATTAGAGCAGAACCCAGAGACTGCTAAACTTATTTGTAGCTATTACTTAGAAGTAATGCTAGAATCATTAAATGATGAAAGTCTTCCTGAAGATTTCAAAGATCACGTAAGAGCACAAGCAATGGACAATCGTAACATCGCTGCTATTCTTGATGGTAATCCTAGAAACCTATTTGATTTCTTTGATAGTCATAATATGTATATCAATATTACATCTTTTTCTGATGGATCATTTGGTTATTCTATAATAGCTAATATAGGCACTAGTGGATCAAGTGATGTATATAAAACTAGAAAAGAAGCTGATAAAATTGCTATAGAAACAGCTATTAAACAGCTTGAATTAACATTAACTAAATCAGTTAGTGATAAGGAAAATGGTTAAACTTAATTTTTAAAAGTGGTTGTTTGGTAAGGGTTACAAAGTTACATTTGTAGCCCTTATTTTTTTAACAACACATAAACAATTAAATGTATGGATTTAGGATTAGAAGCCTTGAGTAAAATAACAGTATTCAGCAAGTATGCAAAGTTTATTCCTGAGCTGAACAGGAGAGAGACATGGGATGAAATCATTAGTCGTTATGAGGCAATGATGATCAAGAAGTATCCTTATTTAGAGGAGTCAATCAAGGAGTCTATTCCAATGATTAGAGACAAGAAGATCTTGCCTTCTATGAGAGCACTACAATTTGCTGGTGCTGCTGCTGAAGTTAACAACGCTCGTATCTACAACTGTTGTTACCTACCTATCGATAGTTTACATAGCTTCTCAGAGTCTATGTTCTTATTACTAGGTGGTACAGGTGTAGGATATAGTGTACAACGCCATCACGTAGCTGAGCTACCAGCTATTAAGAAACCAGGTAAAGGTCGTACATATTTAGTTGAAGATTCTATCATGGGATGGGCCGATGCTGTAAAGGTATTAATGAAAGCTTATCTTGAAGGATCATTCTTACCAAAATTTGACTATCGTGCTGTTCGTGAGAAAGGTGCACGTCTAGTTACAGCAGGTGGTAAAGCACCAGGACCAGAACCATTGAAGCTGTGTCTTACACATGTTCAGGCTATGTTAGATAGAAAGGCTGAAGGTGAGAAGTTATCTCCACTAGACTGTCATGATATCTTATGTCACATTGCTAACTCTGTTCTTGCAGGTGGTATTCGTCGCTCTGCTATGATCTCTTTATTTGATCATGATGAAGAAGAAATGATTACATGTAAGTATGGAAATTGGTGGGAGATTAACGAGCAACGTGGACGTGCTAATAACTCAGCTGTATTAAAGCGTGGAGAAGTTACAGAAGAAGAGTTCTTTGCTTTATGGAAACGTATAGAAGCATCAGGAAGTGGGGAACCAGGATTGTATTGGAGTAACAACAAAGACTGGGGAACCAACCCATGTTGTGAGATTGCTTTACGCCCTTATCAGTTCTGTAACTTATGTGAGGTTAACGTGAGTGATATAGAAGACCAGTATGATCTTAACAATCGTGTAGGTGCAGCTGCATTCTTTGGCACCTTACAGGCAGGCTTTACTGACTTCCACTATCTTCGTCCTATCTGGGCTAAAACAACTCAACATGATGCCTTATTAGGTATTGGTATGACTGGTATAGGAAGTGGAGAGATTATGAAGTATGACTTAAAGATGGCAGCTAATGTAGCTAAGAAAGTTAATCAAATGATTTCTGAAAGAACAGGCATCAATGAGGCAGCTCGTATTAGTTGTGTTAAACCTTCAGGTACAACGTCATTAGTGTTAGGAACAGCATCAGGTATACATGCTTGGCATAATGATTATTATTTACGTACAATGCGTTTCAACAAGAACGAAGACATTGCACAGTATCTAATGACTAATCATCCAGAGTTAGTTGAGGATGATGTGTTACGCCCACAAGATACCATCTGTGTACGTATTCCTGTTAAGGCGCCAGAGGATTCTATCCTTCGTACAGAAACTGCTCTTGATACATTAGAAAGAGTTAAACATTTCTCTACTGATTGGATTAATGCAGGACATGTACATGGTGACAATACACATAACGTAAGTGCTACCATCTCTATCAAGGAAGATGAGTGGAAAACTGTAGGTGATTGGATGTGGGAGAATCGTGAATTCTACAATGGACTATCTGTACTACCTTATTGGGGTGGAACATATCAGCAAGCTCCATTTGAAGACATCACTGAAGAGCAATACAACTCACGTATTGGTCAATTGAAAGAGATTGATATCACTAAAATCAAAGAGATAGATGATACAGTTAACTTCAATGAATCAGTTGCCTGTGGTGGAGGTGCCTGCGAGCTTGTCTAAGGAGTTCTTAGCAAGTAGAGGATCCTGCTGTGGCAGTAAGTGCTTAAATTGTCCTTACACTCCTAAGTGGGTGAAGGGATCTAAAGATTAGTATTTTAGATTGTGTAGAGTACAAATAGCTCAGGTGTTTTACACTTGGGCTATTTCTTTTTTAATGGATAGTTTGTATCTTTATATAACAAAAAAATAAACGAAATGGCAAAAAAGCAAACAGAAGCAGCTTCAGGTAAATCTAAGCTGGATGACGCATTAGATGCGCTCAACAAAAAGTATGGCGTGGGTACCATACTATCACTAGGTGATAAGAACCACAATGAATATGATCTTATTTCTACAGGATCTATTGCATTTGATCACATCGCTCTAGGTGTGGGAGGTTTCGTTAAAGGGAAACTTTATGAACTTGTAGGCTGGGAGGGTTCAGGTAAATCTACTATCTGTGGACATGCTGTAGCTAACTGTCAATCTAATGGTGGTAAGGTTTTATACATCGATGGCGAGCATGCTGTTGATCCTAACTACTTCACTGCTCTAGGTGTAGATATTGCTAGCATGTTAATCTCTCAGCCAACTTGTGGCGAGGAGGGTTTTCAAATTGCTATGGATATGATTAATACTGGAGAGATTGATCTTGTTATCATTGACTCAGATTCATCTTTAATCCCTAAGAAAGTCTTAGATGGTGAAGTGGGTGATAGTTCTATTGGTAGAAAGGCTAAGCTTAACAGCGATGTATATCCTAAGCTAAAGGGTATTCTATCTAAACATCAGACATGTGTTATTGTAGTAAGTCAATATCGTGAGAAGATTGGTGTAATGTTTGGTGATCCTAGAACAACTCAAGGTGGTCATGCATTAAAGTTCTATAGTGATGTACGCGTAGAAGTTAGTAAGACTCTTGCTAAGGAAGGTACAGAAGCTTATGGTAATCTAACTAAGATTAAGACTATCAAGAACAAGATGGCTCCTCCTTTCAAGGGTGTAGAGTTTGAGATATTGTTTGGCGTAGGTATTGATCGTATGCTAGAGATTATGGACATGGCTAGTGATCTTGCAATCTTGCGTAAGTATGGTAAGACTATTACATACAATGAGATCAAGTATGAGCTTGATGAGTTTAGAGCTTTATTAGAAGACAATGAAGAATTCTTTGACAAGCTACGTCAGGATATTGTAGATAAAATTAATAACGTAAACGAAATAAACGAAACAGAAGATGAAGATACACTTCAAGAAGTTGAATCCAGAGGCACAGAAGCCTAAGTTTGGCAAACCAGGAGATGCAGGTGCAGATCTTGTAGCTACAGTTGCTTGGGCAACAGAGTCTCAAATAGTATATGGTACAGGACTTGCTGTAGAGATACCAGAAGGAATGGTGGGACTTGTGTTCCCACGTTCCTCTGTACGTAACTACGCACTAAGTATGGCTAACTCTGTAGGTGTAATAGATAGTGGATATAGAGGTGAGATAATGGTAACATTTAATATTAAAACTAGCCACAATACTAGAGAACTGTATAAAATAGGTGATCGTATTGCTCAGCTAGTAATCATACCAGTACCATTAACTAAATATGTAGAAGTAGATGAGTTATCAGAAACACAAAGAGGAGTAGATGGACATGGTAGCACAGGAAAATGATCCATATGGAGCACATAAGGTTATAAAACAGATACTAGAAAGAGAGATGGTAAATCATCCTGATCATTACCAAGGTAATAAGTTTGAAGTGATTGATATCATTGAAGACTACGACTTAGGATTCTCTTTAGGTAATGCTATCAAGTATATCCTTAGAGCTGATAAGAAGGGTGCTAGGAAACAAGACCTGAAGAAAGCTATTTGGTACATACAAAGAGAAATTGATCGTGAAGACTTGTAGTGTAGAGGGGTGTAATAATTATGTTTGGTCTAAGGGGGTGTGTAAGAATCACATCCCCAAAGAACCTATACGTACAAATAAGATAAAAACTGTACGTACAGAAGCAAACCCCATGCATCTTTTCTTCAAAGAGATCTGGAAAGAACGTAAGCATTACTCAGAAGTGAGTGGAGATTATCTAGGAAGTGAAGCATTATCAACTTTCTTTCATCATATCCTTCCTAAGAGTAAATATCCTGAACTACAATATGATAAATCTAATATTATTTTATTAACTTTACCAGAACATGAATCTGTAGAAAATGATATATACAGATTTGAAGAAGTTAACAGAAGACGTATTGAACTTTTAAACAAAATAAACCAATGACAAATCAATTTTTCTACACTCGTAAAGAGGGTGACAAAGAGCTTACAGACTCTTTTAATGTAAACAAGGTAGTTCGCAGCATTGCATTTGATGATGAGCTAGTAGTATTACTAGATGACATTCATGAGCGTGTTGAAGAGGTTCCTACACTTAGTCCTAAGACTGGTAAGGTAATAGGTGTACAACGCAAGCGTGACATCTTCCAATCAGATATTCATCTAAAGGGTGATGACATTGTACGATTTAAAAAACTAACTAACATTGAATTCTAATGGCAGATTTTAAACAACTACGTGGCAATAGATTATTGCTAGACCTTCCTAAGAAAGACGAAGGTAAACTTATTGTGGACGAGAACACAAAAGAAGCTCTTGAAAGAGAGATGATGCAGAAGCTTAATAAGCTTACAGTGTATGCTGTAGGTGATCTTATTACAGACATCAAGGTGGGAGATGAGATATTGGTAGATCCAGCATCTTTAGGTAAAGCACCTGTTATTCCTATTGGTGGAGATAACAAGTTATTAGTATCACCATTTGATGTAATTTTAGTCTGGTAATCATGATTGATATAATCAAACAAGATGTTAAAGACCACATACTCAACATAGCTAATATATTAGATACGCTTGGAGAAAGAGTAGAAGGTAATTTAATATGTGATATAACAGCAGACAATTTTACAGATCAGGCTAATGAGAGTAAAATATATAACTTATTGAAGTTAGCTGAAGGTAAATCAAAAATATGTGAAATAGGAGTTAATGCTGGCCATAGTTTATTGCTAATGGTCAGCGCTAACCCTAGTGCAGAATATCTTATATTTGATTTAGGTGGTCATAGTTACACTAGACCATGTGTAGAGTATATTAGAAATGCATATCCATCTACTAAAATAACAGAGGTGTATGGTGATAGTAATATAACACTAAGAGAGTATGTAGCTACTGGTGAGTTGAACAGTTATGACTTGATTCATATTGATGGAGGTCACGAAACTCACACTGTAGTTAATGATTTTATCTATACACAGTTCATGCTTAAACAAGATGGCATTGTTGTATTTGATGACTATAACTTTGGTAACATTAAGAATGTAGTTGATTACTATGTACAAAGAAATATAATAAGTAAATATGATGTTGACATAATTGATACTAATTTACATTATGTATATAAGATATGGTAAATACAATATTTTTTTATTGGGATGGTAAACTTGATGATCCTTCACCTCGTAGAAAAATCTTAAATGATTGTATATATTCAACAAGAATATTTAATCCTACCCATACAATAATTATTGTCTCAAATACTTTAAAAGAAGAAGAATTCGATCCTAAATTTAATATATTAGTTCGTGGTTGGGATCTTTCTTTGTTTGATGATATACCTATACCTAAATCATTAATAGAGGAACATTACATAAATGTAAATGCGAGAGAGCGTTCTGATTTAATTAGAATGGTTTTATTATACAAGTATGGAGGAAGTTACATAGATACTGATGATATAGCAATTAAACCAATAAATCAAACAATAGAAAACTTAGTTTGTAGAAACTATGATCCACACACTGCTCATTATAATAATCTCACTCCTGAAGATTGTATTAGTGGAATTCATAGAGAGATACCAGGGTATGATGATATTAATATCATGCCAAGAAATGATTGCTGGTTGAATTTTAATCATCATAGTAAATTCATTCATTCAATATTGTCTAATCCTAAAATAGTAGAGTCTAATAAAGCTTTGTATATAGGAGACGATACATCTTGGCAATCACTTGCACTAGAAGCATGTAAATCTAATGAAATAGGAGTAGATTATAATCTAGGATTAACTCTCCTGTATTTATATGAAGACTTTGTATCAGCATCATCTTATTGGGATAAGTGTCATCATGGTGGTGAAATGTGTGACATTTGGAAAAAGCTTCCTGATGTAGACAATTATGAATGGGGATTCTATAAATGTGATAAACAAACAGCCATGTCTTTTTATAAAGAAGTGTATGATAAGTATCCTCATCTATCACATATGTGGCTTCATTCTAAAGACATGAAAGAAGAGTGGTTGATAGATGCACTAAATGAAAATGAAAAATATAGTGTATCCACTTGGATATACGATGATATTAAAAAACAAATCAACAAATGATATCTGTATTAACATTAACTTATAAAAGACTCCATTTATTAGAAGAAGCAATTCAATCTTTTTTAATACAAAATCCTGAAATAGAATCTGAAATGGTTGTTATAAATGATAATCCAGAAGTAGATTATGTTTATGTCCATGATAGAGTTAGAATCATAAATCATAAACAAAGATTTCCTTCTATATCAGCTAAGTTAGAATGGGGGTATAAGCAGTGTAAATATGATTATATATATCGTTTAGATGATGATGATCTTTTATGTCCTTGGTCTTTAGAGAATGTTTATAAAGACATAATTGAAAATCCTGGATATGAAATATATAGAAGTAAAGGGATGCACTTTTTTGTAGACAATGTCTATACTGGAGAAAATGGTAATATAAACAATGGTAATGTATATACAAAAGCTTATTTAGATAGAATTAAATTTCCAGATAGTAGTTTTGGTGAAGATTCAGATATAACTTTTGGTAATAATTCTATTGTATATACATCAACATTAAAACATACAATGATATATAGATGGGGAATGGGAACATTTCATATATCTGGAATGGGTAATCAAACAAATGAAATAATACTCAATCAAGCTGACTTAGTGTTAAACGGTTCATCTGGACAAATTGAAATAAATCCTCATTTTGATAATGAGTATTATTCTAATCTAGTATAAAAGAAAAAGGGAACCAAATGGTTCCCTTTTTACTTAACCCAAAATCACAAATTTAATCGAAACGAACAAAAATCTATTTAGAAAGTCTCTTCTGCTTCATAGGAAGCATAGGACTTTTAAGTCTACTTGGTGTGTCAGCCTCTCTCATATAATTACCATTAATTGGTTTAGGAGGTGCTACCTTAGGAGCTTTTGCAGGCTTGTGCATCTTTAGCACAGGTTTTGTTTTCTTACTTGCAGCCATATTTACATTTTTTCATAGCACCACCTTTTTTCATCATAGGAGATTGCATCATATCTGCACCCATCTGAGCTTTCTTCATCTTAGCTCCTGATTTAGCTTTATTCTTAGTAGCACCTGCAATACGATCAGCAGCAGTAATGCCATAATTATCATCAACCCCAGCTTTAACTGATAATGCACCAAATTCTCCACCAACTTTAGCTTTCTTCATGGTACCACCCATTTTCTTTTTAGGGAATGGATTCTTAGTAGTACCATCTTTATTAAGTTTACCACTTTTGATACCTTCTTGAATTTTCTTATCTAATGGTAAACCACGTTTACCATTTATAGATCCTGGAGTAGGTTTATTTTGCATCATACCCATTTCTGCTTTTTTCATAATCTTTTTCATTGTTATTT